CTAGGACCGGCTTCTCCGGGCTCTCCTTTGTCTCCCTTTTCACCTTTTTCTCCGGGGAGTCCTTGTTCACCTTTTTCTCCCGGATCTCCCTTATCACCTTTATCGCCCTTGTCGCCTTTTGGACCCGGATCTCCCTTTTCACCATCCAACCCCATCAATCCAGAGAATCCATGTTCTCCTTGTGGTCCGGGGGGTCCCGGAGGTCCGGGGGGTCCGGGTGGACCCTGAAGGCCCTGTAATCCACGTTCCCCCATGGGTCCGGGATATCCGTCTAATCCCTGCAATGGCTGCTGGATTATGATTTCTTTAATTATTTGTGGCTTTGATTCTTCTACTATTTCTTCGACAATCGGTTCTTTCTGAACATCCTCGAACATGTCTCGGATGTTACTGCAATTACCCTTCACCAAATAAACAGTGTTTGTTTCCTCATCCAAAAGGTGTATTTGGTGTATACCGATTCCGACATTAAAATATTTCGGAGATTCAGAAAATGATTGTTTTGAAACTATTTGATATTTTTTCCCAGAAACAAGATCAATGTTTCCTTTCCAAAAGACAACGCTCTCGCCTATGCTGTTGTTGAGAACATGCTTGGAAGGAGAATATTTTTTGTGTTCAGAAAATTCACCGAATTTACGAATCATACATGAACTATTTTCGTTTTTACTAATTTTTGTATTGTTACTGTCGAAGTAACTTTACCGGAAACATCTTTTTTGTTCATAGGTTTGGCCGCATACATTGTTTGAGTTATTTTGATTTTCATGTTGTTGCATTCCAATCAATGATGAATCTACCCTGAACTAAATTCTCATCATCACCTGATATTGTGGCAACGAGACTGTATGTCCAATTTCCTACAGGAGCATCGTTCATTATCGCAGAAGGTGCGTAGACATACATGCCTCCGGTGTCTCCTGAAATGCCCAAATATGATGTGTTTACATCTATTCCGCCTGTTGCAGAAAAATTCGTGTAAGTCAATCCAGTCAGACCAAAATAATTTACAGTGACACCGGATGTGCTAAAATCAAGAACAACATCCGATCCCAAAGGTGATTTTCTTACCTGCATCTTGGCAGGAAGACCGTTAAGGTTTACAGCCGATTCGTTTTCGTCCATCAATTTAAAATGATAACGAAAAGCGGAACCTTTATATGCAACTATATCGTGATATCCTGCCATTTATATTCCCCTAATAGGAATATTTATCTGCTTTTCAGCTTCTTCTCCTTGAAGCGACGATTCTTACGATTCTCGACTTTTTCCTCAAGTTTCTTGATTTCCATCTGCTTCATGTGCTCGGCTTTCTGACGCTCGATATTCATTATGACTTCTTGATATCCGATGAGATTTTTCTTTACTCTTTCTAGATGAGCCGGAGGGACTCTATTTTCTTTAATAAGTTTTTCTACAGCCTTTGCCCCTTCGTAAGGGAATCCTGCGTAGAAAGCTGAAGCTCCTAATTCGTCCAAACAGCCGAACGTGTATACTTCATCAACAATGAATAAAATATCATTTACAGGGTACGGAATTTCGGATGCCATCTTTGCAAACAAATATGCCAGCCCGGGTTTATTGTTCATTCTATAGATTCTAGCAATATGATATAGTGGCTCCGCTCTAATCGGTCGAGAATTGTAGCAGTCTAAAAATGCCTGCTGAATTTCCTCCCACGGCTTATTCAACATTGCTTTTGCCACGGCAACACGAAAAAGTGAATAAAATACTTCCTCTCCCCAACCGCCCATCTGAGCACGTTTTGTGTATGCTTCAATTGATTTTTCCCACTGCTGAGAATCAAAGTAAGATTGTCCAAGATAAAATTGATATCTGGAATTTGTCGGCTCGGTTTTTAAAGCTTCTTCTAGAAGTTGAGCATCTTTTGAATATTTTTCAATGGGTGTGATCCCAACGTTTCTTGCCCCAAGAGTTCGTGCAACGACGAAGTATTTTCCTTCGAGTTTTGCAATTCTGGTTCCCGGATTTGGGCAGGTGGCATATTCGTGCAATACGCCTTCATATTTCCACCCCATACCGGTCTTGTAGATCTGGGTTCTCCACCATGAGAATTCTGGGCGACCCATGCGTACAGCATATCCGTCTGCATCCATCGGCTCAGGATATTTGAAATCGCCCTCGATATAATCATCGGCATCGATCATGAAAGCATAATCAGCTTTGCCATCACAAAGCTGGACTGCTTCTGTTCGATTATGTCCGAAGTTAACCCAAGGACGCTCATGGAGCTCTCCCGGGATTCCTTTTTCGGCAAAGAATTTCTTGATTATATCTTGGGTTCCGTCTGTGGACCCAGTATCCACGATCACCCAATAATCTATGAACTTGTAAATACTGTTGAGGCACTCATGGATGATGTGCGACTCATTCTTGACGATCATGCTCAAAGCCACGGTCTTTTTCATAATATACTCCAGATGTGCAAGCGTACTCTTATGTATGCTTCTTCTTGCCGATGTGATACTTCGGAATCAACTCCCACTCATGTTTTTCTTTGTGTGGAATGATCTTCAATTGTTTCAGACTCACGACAGGAGATGATGCCTTGTCGATATCGACTATATCAAGCAATCCCCATTCAGCGAGAAGACCGACGATGGCATTTCTCCTGCCAATGTCGGTCTCGTCGGTGTCGGTCTCAAGCCCATCTAGGGCAAGAAGTTCCTTGAAATGTAATATTGCGTATCTTCCGCGCTTATGCAGAATGTGGCATGATTGATATAACTTATTTTGAGTTCGGGACGAAACTCCCATGCGGGTGAGAGTCTCTTTAATTTTTAGTAAATCCTCTGCGTCCTTCAGTTTGATTTCCACTCCATAATCTTGAAAAATATTCTCGTCCATATACAAACACCTTTATTCATGGTACATGCATATGTAGGATATTTTATCGTTTAACCGCCTTTATTAAGGCCCTTATACATTGCAGAAATGTCATCCTCTGTCAAGATAGGCAAAATATCCAAAGCCTTTTGTGTGGAATAGCCGAAGTATTGCTTAATTACCTCTATCTCCTTTGGATGGGTGATTTTCTCCCACTTGCTGAATCTTTTTCTCGGTCTCAGTCCATGGAACAAATAGTCATATTGCATCCTTTTGGGGAGATGCCAAGAGGTATTCATCTGATTGGCTTGGAGAATGCTGTCCGGGAAATAGGACATGCAACGATTGACCATGAAGGGATAATACTCCTTCTCGTCCCGGGAGTCCTCCATCACATGCTTTTTCTCGTAATTGATGCTGTTCAGATAATCTCGTAATTCCATTATTTAAACTCACAGGACATCATAAGCTCCACGATACACGCCGCCGTATTGATTTCCTGATCGGCAACAAATGCCGCCTTGTACTGGTACTCGGCAAGGATCAGGATGGCTTGAGGAATAGACGATGGAGTAAGATTATCATACAGCCCATCGTAGATCGACCGGAAAAGGTCAATCTGGGAGTTATCCATGTTCCCAGCCACCCACTTCCTAGCAGAAGCGAAGTCCTTGGACTTCATGAACCCAATCAGGTCCGTGATCTTCTGGTTCTTGGTGTCGGCTAGAATCCCGACATCAATCTTGCCCGAAACAGAATACCTCTGGATTTCATTCAGGATGCGACGAAAATCGGGGAAGTGCTTGACGATAAGTTCGGATAGAACCTTTTCGTCGTACCCAATCTTCTCCGCTGTGAGAATATTGACACACCTGTTGAAGAATTCCTTCGCCATCTTCGGCTTATCCTTAGCCGGGATGGTGAAGTCAATAACCGTACAACGGGAGTGGATTGGCTCGATGATTCGATTCTTGTAATTGCAAGTCAGGATGAAACGACAGTTCTTGGCGAACTCCTCGATTGCACCACGAAGCGCCGGTTGGATGCTGGATGCATTACTGTAATCGAACTCATCCAGAATCACGACCTTCTGCTTGTCGTTCAGAGATACTGTGCTGGCAAAGGTACGAATCTTGTTTCGAAGCGTATCAATGTTCCCATCCTCTGAGCAATTGATCATGATGTAGTCACAATCAAGGTCATTGCAGAGAGCCTTAGCAACACTGGTCTTTCCCGTGCCTGCCTTTCCAGCAAGCATAAGATTTTGCGGTACGCCGGATTTGACAATCTCCCGGAAAGTCTTTTTGATGCTTTCCGGGAGAATGCACTCCTCGACCGTCTTGGGGCGATATTTTTCTACGAAGAGATTTACTTCAGGCATGATTACTCGCTCTTGAGTGCGATCCAGTAGGTAAGATCGATTGATAGATTCTTGAACTCAGCGACAGGTCCCTTGGAAATGGTCACTTGATAATCCCCGGGCAACAGACGCAGATGTTCAATGTCAATTGTGGATTCAAAACTCTGATTGCAGGATCCGAGGTTCACGACGTAGGTGTTGCTCGTAGCATCGTCCTCGTCGTGAAGACGGGCATTCAGAGACCCACCATC